CCCCAGGCGGCGACCGCTGACGGTGTCCGCGCGTTCGGGACGCTCCAGTATGTGCCGACGGGCGTCGCGGGAGATTGGCCGGCGTCCAATCCGTCCGATATCCTGCTTGATCTGGTCCACACGCTGCGGACCGGCTATCGGCAGAATGCCGTGTGGATGCTGAACACCCTGACGCTTGCGGCCATCCGGAAGTTCAAGGACGGCGACGGCGACTATCTCTGGAGGCCGGGCCTGCAGGAGGGGCAGCCGAGCACGCTGTTGGGCTTCCCTGTTGCGGAGGCGGTCGACATGCCGTCCATCACCGCGGATGCGGTTCCTCTTGCTTTCGGCGATTTCCGGCAGGGCTACACGATCGTCGACCGGTTCGGCACGCGGGTGCTGCGCGATCCGTTCTCCAACAAGCCGTTCGTCCACTTCTACACGACCAAGCGCGTCGGCGGGAAGGTGATGAACAGCGAGGCGATCAAGCTGCTCAAGTTCAGCACGTCCTGACAGCGGCGGGGCTCCGGCCCCGCCCCTTTTTCGGAGAGATGAAATGAAGGTCACCGTCAGCAGAGATTGCTCGATTGCTTATAGGGGGCACACGATTTACCACCTCGCGCAGGGTGACAACGAGGTGCCCGCCGACGTGGGCAAGGAACTGCAGCAGCAGGTCAACGCGGCTGGACTGGGGCCGAAGCGCAAGAGACGGCCCCAGACCAAGGCGATCACGGACTACGAAAATAAATGAAATATGTGCTCGATACCGCGCCTACTGCCGAGCCTGTGACACTGTCGGAGGCGAAGGCGCATCTGCGGCTCGAGCATGACGCAGAGGATGCGGACATCATCGGCCTGATCGCGGCTGCCAGGCAAGCGATAGAACAGGAGACAGATCGCTCGTTGATGCCGCAATCCTGGTCCCTGTGGCTGGATCGCTGGCCGCCGTCTGAGCATCGTGAGCCATGGTGGGATGGCGTCCGGGAGGGGTCGATTACCGAGTTTGCCGGCGGGCAACCTCTGGTCCGACTACGCAAGCAGCCGATCCAGTCCATCGACGCGGTTACGGTTTTCGACAGTGCCGACAACGAGCAAGACTTTACAGGATTCCGACTGACGGCGGACGGGCGATTGGCGACGCAGGCCAACACATTGCCTCCCATCCCGACGCGGGGGACGGATGGCATCCGGATCCAATTTACGGCGGGATACACGGACGTACCAGCCGATCTCAAGCACGCAGTCAAGCTGCTGGTCGCCAACTGGTGGGTGCAGAGAGAGCCGATACTGACAGGGTCCATTCGCGCATCGATGCCGCGTTCTCTCGACAGCATCCTGGCCGGATACAAGGACGCGCGACTATGATACGGGAGATGCAGGACCGCATTACCCTGCTGGGGCCGTCGGATGAGACGGTCGACCCGGAGACGCTGCAGAGATCTGGTGAACCAGCAGAGATCGCGACGGTAAACGCTGCTGTGAGCGAGCGGTCGTCAACGCCTGTGGTGCGGGGCGACAGCATCGAATTTCCAGTGAGATACACATTCCAGACACATCGCGGTCCGGGCTATGAGAATGCCCGATTTATCGATCACGCGGGAAACAGGTTCAGGGTTATCGGTGCGCCCGCTGTTTCGACGCGCGATCACGTGATCACATTCCGGGCTGTCGCGGAGGCGGGGCTATGATGCGCGTGGATGTCGATGTGATGGGACTGGAGCAGGTGCGGCGCGCGCTCAGGCAGACGCGCGGCAGATCACGCGATGCACTGCTTGACGGAGTCGAGGCGGTGGCGCGCGATATCGAGACCACAGCCAAGCGGTCGATTCAGCGTGGGCCAAAATCGGGAGATGTGGTCGAGAAAACCAACCCGAGGCGGCGGCATCAACAGTCGGCCCCGGGCCAGCCTCCCGCGACGGATACGGGGCGGCTGGTCAACAGCGTGAATACGTCCCGCGCATTCGCTGAGATTCGGGTGGGGACCAATCTGGAATACGGGAAATTTCTGGAGTTCGGGACGCGACATATGGCACCTAGGCCATGGCTGTTACCCGCGGCGCGTGATGCCAGCCAGCGTGCGGCCAAGACAATCGCGCGGATCGTGGCGAGGCGGCTATGAGGGCGGACCTGCAGACAGCGATCATCGCGAGGATTCAAGGGGACACGGCGCTCATGTCTCTTGTCGGCAATCGGCTATACGATGAGCCGCCGGGAGAGCTCTCGGGAGGCAGCCCGACATATCCGTATCTGACAATCGGCGAGCCCAGCGCGCGGGACAACTCGACGAAAACGGATGTCGGTATAGACGCGGATACCCAGATCAATGTATGGTCTCAGGCAGGCGGCAAGCTGGAGGCGCTGCAGATACTGGACGCGATCACGTCCGCGCTGAGTTACCAGCCGCTGGATTTGCCGGACCATTGCGTTTCGGTTGTGGAGTTGACAGAGGTGCTCAAAGAGGATGAGGTGACATGGCACGGCGTCGCAAGGCTGAGAACGACGATCCTGTGACGCTGGAGGTCCAGCGCACGGTGTATATAGACGGCGTGCTGTATACCGCCGGCATCCGCACGGTGCGGGCGGATCATGCGGCGAAGATGATCAAGGCGCAGACTGGCAAGGAGATATCAGATGGCGCAACAGGGTAGGGCTTTTTTACTGCAGGTGGGTGATGGCGACCCCGGCGGAACGGGTGAGCTTTTCACGACGGTGGCCGGCCTCAGGTCGGCATCGCTGTCGATCAACAACGAGACGGTGGACGTTACGACCAAGGACAATGCGCCATGGCGCGAGCTGCTGGCCAATGCCGGTATCCGGTCGATGCAGGTTCAGGGATCGGGGGTATTTAAACCGCAGGTGGAAAGCGAGGTGCAGGGCAAAGCGATGGCCGGCACTATCGACAACTACACGCTGCAATTTGAGGACGGGGCGACGTTCGTGGGTGCATTCCAGATCACGACGATGGACTACACCGGCGAGCACAATGGCGAGCGCCAGTACTCCGTCACGCTGGAGAGCAGTGGCGAGATTACCTTTACGGCTGCCGCATGATCAACGCGACGCTGGAATATGGCGGCAAGCAATACGGCCTGCGTGCCGACAACCGGGCGCTGCGGGCTGTCGAGGTGCGGACAGGGCAGACGGTGGTCGAGATCCTGTCCGATCCGCTCAATGCAATGTCGTACAAGGGTTATGCGGTTCTTGAGGAATTTCTGCAGTCGGCTGACGAATCAATGGACGAAGCGGAAATGCAGAAAGCCCTCGGTCAGGTCGAGACCACTTGGGAGGCTCTTACGCAGGCGGTGCAGGACGCCTTCGGGGTCCCAGGCAAAAAAAAAGCAACGGCGACGAAATCAGCTGGAAGAAAGTCTTCCGCCTCGGCCAAGCGTTAGGGTGGGGGCCCGGCGATATATGGTCGAGCACCATAGCCGAGATGCTGTGGAGCATAGATGACAGCCGGATCGTGGAGCCCGTGACGCTCGCCGATCTGGACGATTGGGAGCGGAGTTTTGGCAACGCGCATCGCTGATCTGTTCGTCGAACTCGGTCTTGAGGATCAGGACTTCATCAACGGGCTCAAGCGCGCTGAGGGTGGCGCGCGTCGCTTTGCGCGTAATGCGGCGCGTGTTACGGCGGCTGCCGGGGCGGCGTTCGCGGCTGCCGGGGCGGCAATGGGGGTGGTGGTCAAGCGCGCCGTCGAGACCGGCGACGAAATAGCCAAGACGGCGCGGCGCATCGGGATAGGCGCGGAATCATTCCAGGAGCTCGAATTTGCAGCCCAGCAGTCCGGCGTCGCCATGCAGGATCTGCGCACGGCGTTGACTGCGCTGATACGACGACAGGGCGAGGCGGTCAGCGGCAACAAAGAATTTGCCAAAGGCTTTGAACAGCTTGGCATCCCGATCAATGAGCTGCGTCGGCTGGGGCCGGATGAATTGCTCAACCGCATAGCCGATGGGCTGCAGCGCCTGCCCAATCAAGCCGCCCGTATTGCCGCCCTCGACCGGGTCATGTCGGAGACGGGGCGGCGGATTATCAACCTGTTTGGTGGTGGCTCAGAGGCGCTGGAAAGATTCCGCGCGCAGGCTCGCGATCTGGGGCTCGTGATCGGGGGCGACTTGCTTTCGGGTGCGGAGAGCCTGTCCGACCAGTTCAACATCTTGAGCCAGCGGGTATCCAAGACCTTTACCCGCGCTGTCCTCGAGAACGCCGGGGAGATCACAGAAGTGGTCGCGAGATTCGGCGCTGCGCTGCCGGACATCCTGCAGAACGTCGTCGATCTGTCGCGTGGCGTGGGCGAGTTCGCGAAATCGCTGGGCCTGATTGAGCGATCCCCTGCCGAAAAGCGGGCGCGAGACCTTGCAGAAGAGATGAGTCGCCTCGGCACGGAGGTCGCAGCAATAGAGGGGCGCCTAGGCACATTTCGGAAATTGTTGGCGCGCGTGTTGTTTACAGATGGCGCGGCCAGAGCCGAACGGCTCAAGCAAGTTCTGGCCGAAATGGCGGAAGAGGTATCAAGGCTCGGCTTTACCGTCACGCAGAATGCCGACGGCTCATTTAATTTGTTCGAGCAGCGGCAAAGCACCCTCCGTCGGTCCGTTGAAGATACGACATCTGCGCTCCAGAATCAGCAGGATGCGGTCGAGGATCTGGGGGGTCCGATGCGGCAATTGGAGGATGTGTTTCGTCGCGGCCGTCAGACATTCGAGGCGACGCGCACGCCCATCGAGCAATTCCGCGCCCGGCTCGCGGAACTCCGGGAAGAAGTCAACGCCAACGCGATCAGCAGCGACACATTCGAGCGGGGGGTCAAGCAGGCGTCTGAGAGACTGCGGGATGCGCAGGCGGCGACAGAGGATCTGTCCGACGCTTCCCGGCTGTCGGAGTTTGCGTTCCGGAATTTTGCAGATGCAGCGGCGCGGGGTCTGGAAGACGCCATCATACAGGCGCGGTCTTTGTCGGATATCATGCAGGGGTTGCTGCAGGATATCGCCCGACTGGCCATACGCCGGTTTATCACTGGTCCGATTTTCAGCAGCCTGTTGCCCGGTCGCGCGGGCGGCGGCTCGCTACAGCCGAATGTGCCTACGATTGTAGGTGAGAGAGGGCCGGAGATCGTAACGGCAAACCGTCCGGCGACAGTGCTTAACAATGCCGACAGCCGAGGGCTTGGTGGAGGGTCGACGGTCAGCCAGACGTTCAACTTTCCGGTCGCGTTCCCGGCACAACTTGAAGCATTCGTGCGCAACGTCGCCGGGCCGGCGGGCCGTGATGCTGCCCTTCAAGTGGCCAATGCACAGCGGGGGCGGGTCTGATGGGGTTTATCAAAAATCCGGGATTTGAGCTTGGCGACAGGGATTGGGTCAAGACACCGTCAGGCGTGATCGAGAAAGACGCGGCCAATGCGCGTAGCGGGCTTTGGGTCGCGCGGCTGGTCGAGCCGGAAATTGCTGACTTCGCGTCGAATATTTTGCCGACGCGTGCCGGCATGCGGGTCTCGGCGTCGCTGTGGGCCAAGCAATCGGCCGATCACGATGGGCAGCCGCACGTTGATCTCCGATGGAGCGACAAAGATGGAGCCGGGATAGGCCAGTCGGGCGGGACATTGATCACCGCAGGGGAGACATTGTACCTGCAGAGTACGGCCACTGACCTGGTGGCCCCGGCCCGGACCAAATCGGTGCGGGTCCAGATGGAGGGCGGCAACGGTAGCGTCGGCACGGTGTGGTTCGACGATGTTTCTGCCTCCGGCGACATCATCGAGGATCTGCCGCCGCAAGCACAGGTTATTTCTCAGCGGCTGATCGAGTCGACGACCGAAGCGGTATTCGAGCCGCTGGTCGGCGGCAATAAATTCACGACATTCAACGCCGGGATGTCGGACAAATGGGCGGGGCGGTGGACGTTTCGCTCTGCGCTCCCCGGTGGAAATCTGGAGCCAATCCAGTCATGGCTGCGGCGGCTCGGAAAGCGGCGGATGTTCTTTGCGTTCAACGCCGACCGCCGGTCGCCGCAGGGTGGGGTTGTGAACGGCATGGTAGTCGACGGGCCGACGGATCAGGGGGTCAATGAACTCCCCATCCGCAATGGGACTCCGAACACGACGGCCCTTCGTGAGGGGGACTATATAGAGGTCGGGTCGCAGTATTTCGCGCTTCGGCGGGATCTGGAGATCGGCCC